TCGCTTCCTGTCCCAGAATGAAAAGTTACATCATGACCTGCCCCATCAGAACCAACTGTAACTGCTCCAGTAAATGCTCTTGTGCCGTCTACTAATATATATTGTTTATGGTCATCATCCAGTATCCCAGAAAGAGCATGATGCTCAGTCACAGACGATGACGTACCAGAACCTGAAAAAGAACTTATACTTCTTGTTGGAATAGTTGCTGTAGACGCAGATGATGAAACTGCTTCCCAATTATTATTATATTTAACATACTGCACTATACCAACATCCTTTATACGCCGATAAGTAACATCATTTTCAGAACCTTCAGAATTATTTGGAGCATTGCTTAAAAACGTAGGCTTCTTAGCCTTCCGGTTATATAACGCCCGCTCTTGTCTTGTTAAACTCATTATGTTACCGTTTTCATCCTATAGAATATAGTAATATCATTTATTTCAAACCCGGCTGGAACGACTCCAATAGCATACGTTGTTGAAGTACTTGTGTTGGTTGTCCAAGTTGGTACCTGTGCCTCTTTTGAGGAGCCGACATAATTGGAAATAACCCTCAATTGCCCAACTCCAGTACCTCCTGTTATTAGGATAGACATATTATTAAAATAGTCATCAGTCCCTGTCCCATCTACAACATCACTTGCCAGCCTAATACCTGTATCTGCTCCTCCGCTTATCCAAGCCTGCGCCGTACCAGTAGTAACTGTCCCCACTGAAAGCTTTAAGGCAAAAGAATATATATTATTTGCTTCACTTGATGTAGCTGGTTTAAAAACTGCTGTTTGCCACCCATTTGCACTGTCTAATGATTGATAAGAATTTACAGTATTTGTAGAATAATTAGTCCCATCCGCAAACACCTTTGTAAAAGCCGTACCGCCATTAGTATCATAATATGCACGAATATTTGGATAAACATTGCCTGTTTTATACGTAACATGAACCTTATAAATCTTTTTTCTTACAGCAGGAGAACCGAAATCAATATCTTTTGTTTGGAGCATAAAATTAGAACTGACCTGAGGGTCGGTTTGCCAAGTCGCCACATTAGTATTAGTACCAGATATAAAAAACGCATCATTACTATTATCGAGAGCAAAATTACTTACGGCAGTCCCATGAAAGGTTTGTATCCTGTCTATACCGCGAGTCCAAGCCTGCATTACAAAATCATATATATAAACATCTAAGTCGCTATTCTTTATAATCAACTGATGTTTCTTAGGCAGATAAGCCAATCCGCAATTAGACATATCAGCATCATTGGATGTAATAAAACTATTCCAATTATCTTCATCTATCAATTTAAGACCGCCCTTTTCTAATAGATTCCTAACCTGCCTACCATCATAAAAATAGACACCAAAACTATTAAACCACGCCACACCTTTATCTGTCAAAACCTCATGATAGGGGAATGCAATACCATGATGCCTATAAACATCTTCTAAAAATTCTGCCCCCTCAGAAACATTAATAATATAAAGAGTTTTCTCCTTAAACTGTAAAATCCTGTCCGCATAAGCTTCAAGCTTAACTACATTTTCTCCATCCCTGATTGCCACATCAACATTACTTTGGTCTTCAAGAAAAACATCAAACCTATTAACCATGCTTTTAAGTATTCTGTCTGGATAAGCCTTTGAATTAGTAACATCATAAACATTGCCTATATATGCCCTTCTTCCATGCACGGTTGCTGTTTTGCAACGAGTGGATAGAAGATTAGAACCGATATAACTATTTAGGTTTTTATATGTGTCTACAACATTTGCTGTATCTGAAACAATATTTTTAACTACAACTCCATAATCCATTAAATTTGCGCTCTCATGGTGATTAGCGGCAGTATAATTGACAGATGTAGCTTCTGGAAAAAACTTTACTCCCTTATCTATAAAATCATACTCAAATAATAAATAATGGTCATCATCTTCAACTTTTTTATAATAAATCCTAGAGCCAACTATCCTTTCGCTTATCCCATATGTTCCACTAGGTTTTGGATTGAAATATATATCATGCGTAAACACTATATTGCCAAGATGCGTCTTTAAAAAACCGTATTCATATGGAGACCTAGTAATGTCAGAACCAGCAAATTCATATAAATCGCTTTCTTGCTTATCGTCATCATATAACCATGTGTAATGGAAATTATATTCTCCCGGCGTATATCCTACAGAACCGGGATTAGCAATCAATACAGGCCCGCTTATATAACACTTTGGAGCATTCGTTGACCCAGAAGCAGAAGCATTAATCTGTTGTATTTTTAACTGCCAAAAATTAAATGCACCTCCCCAATTCACGGGGCTACCAGCTTCTGAAGTATTCATTCCCTGTTCACACACAACCACATTCCATCCTGCAATCAAATCATTCCCGCTTACCTTATATACATAATAATCAGAACTTGTTGGGCCGCCAACCTGTACTTCTATATAATCAACTAAAGTTCTTTGTGCTTCCCAAACATATACTCCCAACACAAAAGATGTAGCTTCATCTATTGTGTAAGATAAGCCAGTATCTCCAGCCGTAGCATAATCATCATCAGTGTTATTAAGCGCTTCTACGCCACCTATTAAAACATTATTGTTTAAAAATAAAGGGTATATGTCTTCTGTCGGCGCATAATCCCCGTCACTATCTTCTTCATAGTCCCTGTAATTAGTTGCTGGATGAGAAGAACTTGGATAAAGAGTTAAATCTGCCGCTAAAGTGGCTACCCCATCCGCTTTTATAGATGTATTGAATAATATGCCTGTTCTAAGATTTATTGCATCAGTCGCAACTATTGCAGGTGTTCCAGTTGCAACAAAAAGACCTTCATATTCTCCGAAATCATTATTTACAGTATCTGTACCAGCTTCTGTTGTGGTTACTGATGTACTAATTACATTCATACCAGCTGTTGGAGCAGTTGGAAAAGCTGTGGTCTTTACCCACGACGCAGTTGTATTTGTCGCGTCCAAACTTGCGAAAACAGTTCGGTCTATATAACCAAACCACTGTGTATTAATATTTAACGCGGCATCAGCGATACGGGTATCCCCATCAACATTATAATATACTGGTTTAGTAATGTTTTCAGCGCTAGCACCATCCGCTTCCCATCCGCCACTATCTTTAATATCTATACCAGCGCCACCATCTGCGTTAAATATTAAAAATTCATCAGAACTACTTGTAGACAGTGTTGCTTTCCTATCACTACTTGCTGTAAAAAGTCCATAATTTGGAGTTAGTGCGCTAGTGGCAAACGTCCCTATTTCATATAATGTGTCCCCAGCACCACCGGGGTCATCCAACTCAGAGTCCCAATCGCTAACATATATATTTTTAGTGCTACCATTATAATCTGTTATTGTTTGTGACTGCGGTGAACCACCCCCAGACACTATAGTCACTGTTAAGCTATTATAAGCGTCATCAACAGAACTTGAATTTGTACTTAAAACTAGATTAGTAGAACCGCCGCCTTGGGCTAGTCCTTCTCGCAAAACCCCCGCAACACCAAAATCCATAGCGCCCATAAGTTTTACCCTACCAACAGAATCAATCGCTACATCTTTTGAATCTGAAAACTGATTATCTGATATATCTCTTGGGTCAGAATTTAAATTTACACCACCATGAAACTGGTTAAGTGTATGTACTTGCTTTGGCATTTACGCCTCCGCAGGTATTGTGTATGGAGCCAATGCCTTAGCGTATAAAGCATTTAAGTTATCATGCTGTATTTGATGCAACTGTACTATCTCTGGGTCTTCTTCTTCATTGTAATACGTTATCTGACGATGTTTCAATCTTACGCACGCACCATAAACTAAAGCACTTTCTAGTTCATCTGGGAATTTAGCCACTGAACTAGCATCATGCTCAATTGGACTTGGCGTGACTACTTCATAATATCTTGCAGGATATGTAGATGTTGGAGCTGGATAAACATGCATATCATTATCGAGCCAAGTCCAATTAGGACTTTCAGTGCTTGGATAAAAAATACTATATGGATTTTGAATTTTATCTGAAAACTCAGGGCCAATATAAGAACAGAGGACATATAAATTATCATCATCTACAACATAATCACCTTTATACTGCCTTCTTTCAACAATTAATATTCTTGAATTTTCAAGGCTAGATGCAACTGGGTTTGATGTTATGTTTGAAGATTTTGTCGCATACTGTATTAAAATTTCTGGTCTAATTGTATTGAAAATTTCATTTACAGTATCCTGTAGAGCATCTTGGATAGCCTGCTCATTGGCGGCAGCGTTATCAGTACCTAAACTTGCCGTAGCTCCAATAATATCTTCTATTCTTGTCTGGAAATTAGCCATTAGTCATCAGCTCCTGTTAAATTACCAATAGAACCATTTCTAGTAGTCACAAATGACTGCATTGGATTCGGAATAAGATGAGGCATTGCCTCACGCGCACGAGATGTACTTATATATTCCTGTTCTAATTTCTCCGCCAAACCGCGATGACCACTTCCAAATTGTAACTTACCACTGATGTCTAGCAAATGCGCCAGAGTTCTGTGTATTACCGCATTTATAAGCTGATTAGGCAAATCTATACGGCTCCTTATATTGTTTTTTGGTTCTGGTTTGGCGTAGTAGAAAACCTTTAGCGTATCACCGCTGTCAGGATTTTTTGTTAAATAAATCTTTTTTGTATCTTCCTGCCAAAATCCGTCACTAGAATAAGCCGTAGTACCAGATGATGAATCTACAGCGACAGAAAAAGTATTATCACTTACACTTGTTACTGCCAGCCTCTTGTTATTCAAGTAGGAAACTTTAGTAGCAGTAACATAATGCCCCACTATTTCACTGAAAATAACATAATCGCCAGTATCTAGCCCATGAGACGCTGAGGTGACCACACTTGGACTCTC